CCGCTGAAAAACAGTTCCAAGCCCGTTGTACATGGTTACGCAAACGAAAATACTGTATAGTCCATACGAATGCCACTGAATTATCTCCAGATCAACTATGGCATCAGAGACTGTTAGATGTCACAATGAAATACGATTCCTTGGGATATCATACCTGTCTACCTTGGTTTGAAGATCTTCATATTGTTCGTCTCTTTGCATTCTATAATGAACTCTGGGAACTCTGGTTTTACAGACTGAATTTACCACCCGCTGTAAAACAGCAAGTGGTGCCGAACTGGAATTCAGTGGAATCGCCCCTCTTTCGGTACACGCCACTGGAAACTCGGACGAGACTGGAAAAGCAATGGTGGCAACGCACTGTATTAGACTTATTAGATCGGTTAGTATCGTCTGCTCAACAGAAAGAGCACAAGATACTAGGAGCATTATATGGCATGACAGCCTTTGCGATTGTAAGTCCTCAAGTTCGTCACCATTATCCTTGGCTTGTAGAGTTAAATGAATAGTTAACACCAAAAGACACGTGTAAACTTCTTTTCAGCATCCACACTTACAGTACAATCCAGAAAAATTCCCATAAGGATGGACTGAATTTCCGCTGAATAGTCTGCGACTTTTTCAGTAAGAGGAAGACTAATGGAACTTAGTCCTACTCTTGCGGCACGAATTACTGAATTACGAACATCAATGACATATTGCTGAATATGCTGTTTTTTCTGGATCATCTCATACTCCTCCTTCATTTTACAGAGTTGCTCACGGGTAATAGGATAGTACTCCATGCTAGCTCGTTAGAAGTATAGAATACCTATCCTTTAACCGCTAGGATACGGGTACTGTTGTTTCGGGATATGTCCGTGGTTTTCACCTTGTTCCTTGATAATGGGGACTTGGTTGGCAGATCCGGTGTAAGCAGGTTCAACCACCGAGCAATCCGTGGGGAAGGGTTGTCTGTATATTCCAGGGTCGGCACAATAGCATCCAGTTCCTTTGACAGGATTGGGGACAGGGGCAAGAATGGTGGCAACTTCTTCACAGGTGATGAGCTGAACACCACCAGCTGCTCCAAAGTTAGGGTCGTTGCACTGCGCACAGCCAGCCTTTTTCTGAAACACAACCTGCTCTGAATACGTTGTACTGAAGCCGTTTGTGGGGCTTGTGGAGCGAGGCACGGGGGGCTTTCCATCGGAGCAGCATTCAGATGCAGGGCCTTGATGTCTGCTAGAGTTATTCTTCTGGCTTTGTTGGACTTTGCGTAACGTTACTTCACTTGCATCACGGGGCTGCCAGTTACTTCTGTAGGTATTGGAGGCTTGGGCGCGGCGTTCGGTTAGTTTAGAGGCATCCATCCTTGCTCACAGTTCTGCTTACATTTCAAAAAAAAAAGAAGCGGTCTGTTACCGGTTTCTTTACCAGGGTGCGTTTTTTCCAGAAAATTGAACGGGTCCGCCCCGGTAGCTGAAAAGCATAGATTGAAAGACAAGCAAAATGGCATCCAACGTAGTACTCGCAAGCAACTTTAATACTCAGAAGATTTCCTTTAGTCAACTAAAAGTCCTGGACAGCGGTGGCAAGCAGGCATACGTCAATTACGATGGAAGCATGTTTGTGTTCCAGACGCCTAACTGTAACCTGCCCTATGGCATGAGTGTATTCGACAAGGCTGGTCCCGTGAAATATAGCGTGGAGCTGTCTCTACGCGGATATGATGAGCCTGCAAGCAAGATGAAGGGGTTCTACGATGCTCTGGAGCGTCTAGATGACTTTATGATCGAGCAGGGTGTCAAGAACTCCAAGCAGTGGTTCAAGCAGGATCTGAACCGCGATGTCATCAAGGCGTTCTACACTCCTGTTGTGCGCATCCCTCTTGATAAGAATGGCGACCGCAAGCCTTACCCTCCCACCATCAAGCTGGCTCTGAAGCAGAAGCGCGATAGCCAGGACTTTGATGTCCAGTGCTACGATGACAAGAAGGAGCTGTACCGTGGCATCCCTCTGGAGGAGCTGCTGGTGAAGGGTGCTCAGGTGACTTGCCTCATCCAGTGCACCGGTGTATGGTTTGCTGGCAGCAAGTATGGTCTGAGCTGGAAGCTGGTGCGCAGCATTGTGACCTCTCTGCCTCAGAGTGCCGCCGCATTCAACTTCGTGGATGACGGTGAGCTGTCTGCTCCCTCCAAGTCCGCTCCTTCCAAGGCTGCTCCTCCCCCTGCACCCGTAGAGGATGAGGAGGAGGACGAAGAGGAGGAGGAAGAGGAGGACGAGGTCTTCACCGCTCCTGTGAAGAAGCCTTCTGTCCTCGCGGCTGTCCTTCCCAAGGCCGCTCCTGCTCCTGCACCCGTGGAGAGCCTAGAAGACGCGGCGGATGACGCGGAGCCTGTCCCTGTTCCTAAGAAGACCACCTCCACCATCGTGAAGAAGAAGATTGTCGCCAAGAAGTAAATTGGCTAAGAACAAGGTTAGAACAAACTAAAAAAATATGAAACACTTTACCTAAAGACTACAAACCTAGAAAGAATAGGAGAGCAATCTCCCATGGAAATGTAGTTCAGCTAGGTAGAACGAGCGTCTTATTAACGCTTAGTCGTGGGTTCAAATCCCATCATTTCCAAATTTTCCATTACTTGTAGTACTAGAAAATTTGGGCTTTTTAAAAATTGAAAACCTCTAAAAGAATAGGTTTCGCAAGAGTTTTATAGGATGGGTTATATTTATAAAATAACGAATACTATAAACAATAGGTGTTATATAGGTATAACAACTGAAGAAAATCCAAATGATAGATGGATAGGGCATAAAAACGCAATTAAGAACGGAAAGGGCTGTCCTTTATTAAGAGAGACATTTAATGAATATGGCGAAAGTGTGTTTAAATTTGAAGTTTTAATTATTTGTTTTGATGAAGATTTGTATGAATATGAAAAGCGTTATATAATTAAATATAATTGTTTAACGCTAAATGGGTATAATGCGCATAAAGGTGGAGCATTTGGAGGAAATTTTATAGGCAAGAAACATTCAGAAGAAACAAAACAAATAATACGAACAAAAGCAATTGAATATAATAGTAGAGAAGATGTTAAAGAAAGATCGAGAAAGGTGGCAATAGAATTTAATAGAACTCATGATATTGGCGAATTAATGCGTAAATCAGAAAAATGGCAAAAAGCTAAAGCAGAAGGACGAATTGGAGGTGGTGGTATAGAAAAGCATAATGAAGAAACAAGAAAAATACTCAGTGAAAAATCAAAAAAATATTTTGAAACGAATAGACAAATTCATAGTGAACTTATGACAAAAATAAATGGTAGAAAAGTTCACCAATATTCTTTAGAAAATAGCCTATTGGCAACATTTGATAGTATTCTATTAGCTTCAAAGGCTACAGGATTAGGTCGTCGCAATATACAAGCAAATATGGCAGGCAGAAGTAAAACGGCAGGAGGATTTATTTGGAAATATGGCGATAAAGAAAACAATACTTCATAAACTATAGGCATTCAATTTTAACATCGTCCAGCGCGTTTAAACTAAAAAATAAATCTACGAACACCTACTAGGAAGTGCGTGGGCTTCCGGTATCTTGCGATAATTTAGTGGTAGAATTCTCGATTGTAGCATATTTCATTGCTAAGTAAAACTCGAGCAGTCGCTGGTTCGATTCCGGCTCGCAAGACGATGAGGTTTAACTCTTGAGCCTCTAAAAAGAGTTTGGCGACCCACCTTGGTCGCACGGTCCAATGGCACAATTGGAAGCGCACCGTGCTGATAGACTTTTTGTATAAAAAGCCCATGTAACGCGGAGGTACTGAGATCGAAACTCAGTTGGACCAATACTTAAAGATGTAGAAATACATATAGGTGTGGAGAAATCCATATGAAGCCTTTCTGGCGCAATGGTAGCGCATTTGTCTTGTAAACAAAAGGTTCCGTGTTCGATTCACGGGAGGGGCAACCATTCTTTTAAAAATTGATAGAGTTTTAAAAGAATACAAACTGTATGTTTTAGAATGGGTTATATTTATAAAATAACAAATACTAAAACGAATAAATGTTATATAGGTATAACCACAAAAGAAGAGCCAAACGACCGATGGATGGGGCATAAAAATGCCATTAAAAATGGAAGAGGTTGCCCGTTATTACGAAATTCATTTAAGAAATATGGAGAAGAGGCATTCAAATTTGAAGTCTTAATCATATGTTTTGATGAAGACTTGTATATCTACGAAAAACAGTATATTAAAAAATATAATTCCTTAACACCAGGTGGATACAATGCGCATGAAGGAGGAGAGTTTGGTGGGAATTTTGAAGGTAGAAAACACTCGGATGAATCAAAAAGAAAAATAGCGTTAAAAACAATGGAACGTAATAAAAATGAAGAACTAAAGCAACGAATACGAGATGGTGTAACACTATTTAACAGAACACATGATATTGGCGAATTAATGCGTAAGTCTGAAAAATGGCAAAAAGCAAAAGCAGAAGGTCGAATTGGTCCTAGTAATAGAGGTAATACAGAGGAAACTAGAAAAAAAATTAGTGAAGGATTAAAAGAATATTATAAAAATAATAAAACAGTTAATAAAGGTCCTAAAAATAAAGAAAAACACAGTGAAATTATGACACACATACATGGAAGAAAAGTCCTACAATATTCACTTGAAAATGTACTACTAGCATCGTTTGATAGCATTATATTGGCATCTAAATCAAGTGGACTAGGTAGACGTAGCATACAAGCAAATATGGCAGGAAGAAATAAAACATCTGGAGGATTTATTTGGAAGTATACCGATAAAGAACCTAAAGCCCAGCCACCACTACACTGTGTGGAACCTTCCACACTAAAGGAGGAATCGTCTAGGGGTTAAGACTTGTGGCTTTGAACCGCACAACCAGTGTTCGAATCACTGTTTCTTCATTTCGTTTTGTGTTTTGATAGAACCGCAAAACGAATATTTTTATTGTATATCCCATTACTCCGCTCCAAAAAGGCCCGCAAGTGTATCAAAGACTGGGTGTCCCGTTCGTTGAAAGGGTACATCTGGTTTCTCTGTAACCCAATAGGCGCCACCGGTGTCCGTTTGTAGATAGGATACAATGTTTCCAGACAGGGCACGCTCAACAAGTACAAGATGCGTATCAGTGCCATCCTTTGTATATTGAATAATATACCGCGTATTGGATAGTTCTTCAATGGATTTAATTTTAAAATAACACATGTCATTGAAATAGTTGACATTCGTCTCATTCCATTTCATATCACCCATAATACGCTTATCAATACAAAAATACAGGTCATTTGTTCGAATATCCCCAATCACCCCCTTGATACCTATATAACATGTATAAATATGTTCCCCTTCTTTTATTTGGAAGGTTGGGGAACGATTCCCTATAGTAATAGGAGGGTTATTTGTATGGAATGAATACAACATATTACTGTAAACGTGTGAATTTTCTTTAAACGTGTGGAAACTCAGTATACCCTTCCAAAAACTCGTCATATCCTCGTTCGCCCTTGTGTGGAATATAGAAATCATTTGCGAGACCGTTGCTACTTTGATCGTTTAAAAACTGTATAGGGTCTACATGTCCATACTCACAAAGACCAAAATCGATGACGCAAAGTCGACCGCCAGACCAGATCCATTCCAAATCAATGGGTAATATTCCACGGTCAAGTATACATCGATGTGCGCAGCCCATTGTATAGGCCAACCTTTCAATGGTCATGGAGGAGCCTTCCTCTTCCCAAATGTCTTCGAGGGTAGTGGGACTTGCGAAGAACCCGCGGGGAGGATTTGTTGGTGACACAGGGTCTGCCATGCGCATACCCCATACACTGTCAATATCAGCCTCATGATATCCAAGTAGGGTATGGACTTGAGTAGTATATCCTGCGGGTGGTTCAAGATAAGTCATTGTAAGTCCATCTAGGTAGGAGGTACCCTTATAGCGTATATGGTCGTATGAAACCTTATGGATAGGTGGAACGTAAATCTCAGGAAGATAATAGGTAAACATTCCACGAACAGCCTCTTGAAGTTCGGATTCCTTTGTCAAGGACAGCGTGTCACCTACATCTTTAAAGAGTTTGATGACCTCTGTGGGACTTGATTGGACTACAACACCATAATTCCCTGCTCCAACAATCTTGTACGAACTAAGATTAGGATTTTCTATTTTTATCTACTGTAGTAATTATGTATCATTTATATTTAAACTGTAGTGTATAACCTCTAAGAGATGAACTTTCAACCACTGTTAGACAGATTTCAAATACAAGTAAAGGCGGACGATTTGCTCAAACGATGGGCGGCCCCCCATCGCAAGTATCATACACAACCTCACTTGGACGACCTTGTACAACAAATAGAAGCAAAATCGGACTTACAAGACCACGAGAAAAATCTGTTGTTTATCGCAGCACTGTTTCATGATATAGTCTATGACCCTAAACGCCACGATAATGAAGAGCGCTCCGCTCAATTGTTAGAACAGAATTCACCCAATACACCTGAAATCCAACACATTGCGCAAATCATTCGTGATACAAAAGACCATATCCCATCAGACCCACTTTCAGCCCTTTTTTCAGACATGGATATGGCAATTGTTACACGACCACTTCCAGACCTGTTAGAATGGGAAAAGGGTATTCGATTTGAATATTCTCATTATTCAAACCTTGCCTACAAATTTGGCCGTTTACGATTTATACAAACTATGAGAAAACGGTATCCCGCAAATTCAAAGAATTTAAGAACATTACAATGGTATATTCTTCTACCTAAATTTGTAAATTTACTATATATTAAGTAATGTCAACCTGGTTTTATTGTTTATTTAAATGTTTTGCAAAAAAGGTTATAGCAAATGAGTTACCACATTATAAGATAGGAAAATTTCTTTTTAGTCTTAAAGGTGAGTATATGGGTACACATGATGAGGAATCGATTGAAGAAGTTAATACACAAGATATAAGTCCTGATGAAATACTATGCTGTTGTTGTATTTTTTGTAAGTCACTACTTAGAGAATGACGCGCATTACAAATGATTTATCAATTGTGGTTAATAATAAAGTACTATATCTTAATAGTGATTTATTATATTTAGATACGGAATATTCTGATATTTATACTATGGAATATATTACTAATAATTTATTAGAAGATGATAGTATAATTATGGAAAACGATGCGGGCGCGATTGTTATAAAGTACATCCCTTATGTCGTCAGCATTTCTTCAATACCGAGAATAAAACTCAAGCAACCTTTTTATACAATTGTTACAATTAAGTGACAAACACATGCGGCGTCCTGCGCCGCGACCATTTGAAGAGCCCCCGTTCTCTCTTTGACCCATTATAATACGCCCAATAGCATTCGACCGTTGTATCATAAATTATATAGTCGAGTGGCATCGCGGGAGTAGGATCCGTAATCCATCGTGTTTTGCCGACCAAGCCTGGCGGTACATGGTCGCGCAACCATTCCAAATGTTCGGCACACGAGTGTCTGGCGACAGGGCCAAACCTGTATTGATGTTCGTCGACCAAGCAAAGAGCCATGCGACAGAGCCACAGATAGTGCGCAAGGGAGGCGCACGCCCACAGGACACTCGGATGCTTGGCCGCGTGCTTCTTATATCCCCTCTTCCCAGTTGTTTTACAAATGGGAGCAGTGGTTTCCACAAGGAGCGTTCCGCCATTGACATGCTGTGCCGTGTACAAAATTTGTGTGGACTCTAAAATCATTTTCACGACATGTTTATCACAATGCCACCGTGCACATCGTCTCGGATTTGCCGAGAGAAAGAAGATATTCATTTTGGATACCGTCTAGTTATCCCGCGCCAAGAACCAATTTTTTCTTTTCAAGATTTCAAGTAAGACATGACAGAAACCAGAGAAGCAATCTTTACAGAACTGTTTCTGAATAATTCCTGGGGGTCGAGAGAAACCCGCTCTGGACCTGCTGCTACCTTGGAACGCACGGATCAAGTGCGCCGCGCACTCCCAGACATTTGCAAGGAGTTAGAAATTCAAACGCTACTGGATTGTGGGTGTGGAGACTGGAATTGGATGAAGCACGTGGATCTATCTGGCGTGGCCTATATGGGGGTAGATATTGTAGAACCCCTTATAACAGATTGTCAAGAGAGATATACAAACAATACTGTAAATTTCCAAAAGTTGGATGTCATTCAGGATCCGCCAGAGACGGCGGACTTGTGGTTGATGCGCGATTTTTTATGTCAGTATTCCTATAAAGACTGCCAAACAGCCTTTCAGAAATTCGTCGAATCCAATTCACAGTATATAGCAGTGACGACGGTAGAGACAACGGACCCCTATCAGGATTGTATGGAAGGGTCGTATAGAGCCCTGAACCTCTTGGCAGCACCATTCAGCCTCCCAGAGCCTATGATGGAGTATGAGGATGGCGTTCAATGGTTTCGAACAAAAAAATTACTTGTGTATAATCGTCAACAGATAGTTGAATGGCTCGCCTCTAAGAAACAGACCACCGCTGTAGCTGCGCCTCCTCCATGGGGGAGCGGCACTCAGGGCAGGAATGCGCATCTTGCGAACAACGTACTGCTGCGGGATATAAAAGGATATGGCCACAAGGCGTAAGTGCAGCGGTCTCTTTTTGAAGAGGTTCAAACAGTATTGGGCATTCTTTTCCTTGTGCTACAGCAGTCTCAATCAAAGAATTTACAACATGTTGGGGGTATTTTCTGGCGAGTTGGCTACGTTGTTTGAGCTGCTCTTGGAGTTCGTGGACATATTGTTCAAGACGAATATTCTCGTGAATACGATGAATAGCTTCTTGCTCAAGTTCCTTATATTCAGGGGTATCTTCAATGCGAATAGGCTGTGCGACAGTGACAGGAGAGGCAGGAGGTGTGTGTGATGGTGCAGAAGGTCGAGGATTGGACGGATAGGCGTGCTCCCAAAGATTTCCCTCTTTGAGAAGAATACGATACTTGTCATTCGAGTTCATATGGAGGTTCATGAACGTAGAAGAGAGAATTGTGGCAGGTTTTTCAAAGGTTACAAGAGGGATACTGAGTTGATTGTACAATCCTTTAATTGTAAATCCAGAATAGGCGATTGTTGTTTTATAGAGACGACCATTATCTTCAGGGCGACTACTGGATCGTTTGACAAGAATTGTATGTGGTGTATGTTCAAACCAAAGGTCGCGCGTATTGGCTTCTAAGACCGAATAGCTAAGAAATTCGAGGGGGTTTTCAATCAATTCAAATTTCCAAACACCGTGTGCGAGCATGGGGCGAGATACGCGGAGAAGAACACCCGTATAGTCGTCATGATTTTCTGGATGTTTGCGGCGTCGTACTGCAACAATATTCGGGAGATTGAGTGTGCTTCGATCTGTCGTTTGAAGTATACTCGCATTGTATTGTTCAAGAATGGCATTCATTGTAACTATGTAGCGATAGGAAGAATACGAAATTTCAGCGGACACCAGAGTTCAATTTTTCTAATCCCTGGTATGTTCACCTGTATCGCGCAGTATAACTCGATTGAACGATGATGTATATGATGTATTAAGTGATGATATATTAATATGTATAGGCATTACAACTTTATAG